CCAACAAGTGAAGATGAAATTCAATTTGCCTATCGATTAGTGAAAGAATGTTTGGATCCTGAAAAGCGATGTGGAGAATATCATGATTGGGTCACCTTAGCCATCTGTTTGAAAAATATTTCAGATAATGAGGAATCTTTCCATGCATGGTGCGATATTACAAGACGTGTGAAATCGCATCATAAGAAAGCATCCTATACGGAAGTTGAATTAAAGACCAAATGGAACAAGGTAACGGCTGGACGCCATGATCATCCTGTCCGTATTGCATCCTTGCAATATTGGGCAAAGATAGATAATTACGAAGCGTATGATGCTATTTTAAGTGAAAATAATCGCAAATGGATTATTGATTCTGCCTCTGATACACATGTGAATGTTGCAAGATTAGTGTATAAACTATATCAACATGAATTCTCGTGTTCATTAGGTGCCAAGCGTGGTGCTCCTGAATGGTTTCAGTTTGTTGGACATAGTTGGAAGCATCTTCGTTCTCCTAACGTACTTCGTGCAAGATTAAGCGATGAAGTATGGAAACAATATATGAAAGCAGAACAACATATTGGAAATATTATGATTTCATGTAAGGAGTCTGAACGAGAAGGATGGGAGAAGAAACGAAAATTTATTGGAAAGATTCGTGCTAAGCTAGAGAACAGTGGATTCAAAGATTCGGTTCTCAAAGAATGTGCAGAACAATTTTACGATGAAGAATTTATTCACAAATTGAATACCAATCCAATTCTGTTAGGAGCTTCCAACGGAGTCTTAGAACTGCGTCATTGGGACAATGAAGACAAACTGGGTTCACCAAGAGTCTTCTTTCGCGATGGACGACCAGATGATTATATTACCTTTCAAATGGGGCGATTAGACTCTGAATTAGATGCGATTACATTTGAACCCTATGATCCCACTGCTCCTAGTCCAGTTCATAAAGCCATTCTTGAATTCTACAAAAAGATTTATCCAGATCCAGAATTACGAGAGTATGTGATGACATTGGATGCAGCCTGTCTAGAAGGAGAGAATCGTGAGCAACGCTTTTACTTTGAACAAGGAGGCGGCTCCAATGGAAAATCTATGAAGCAAACATTAAAACGAAATACCTTTGGAGATTATGCCACTTCCTTACAAACGACTGCCTTGACCCGAAAGCGCCCTGACAGTGGTGCTGCTAATCCAGATATGATTGTAACCAAAGGGAAACGATATATTTATGGTGGTGAACCAGATAATGGAGAAAAGCTCAACTCCGCTCGTATGAAACAAATGAGTGGAGAAGATATTGTAGAAGCACGAGGCTTATTTAGTGATCAAGAGAAATTCAAGATGATGGGTAAGATCTTTCTTGCCTGTAATGATCTTCCTCCTGTCAGTTCGATGGATAATGGAACCTGGAGACGCATTCGTGTGATTCCACACGTTGCAACCTTTGTGGATGCCGACAAGACAGAAGATCCAGCACATCATGTTTACCACAAAGATCTTGATCTGAGTGAAAAGATGAAACAAGCCTCTTGGAGGATTGCCTATTTTGGAATATTAGTCCATTATTTTGAAATACGCTATCTGAAATTCGGACTCCGAGAACCAGAGAGTGTGAAAGCTGCTAGTCAAAAGTACAAGCAAGAAAATGATACCTTTACTGCCTTTGCAAGCGATAATTTAGTAGTAGAAACTAGTGCTGGTCCTTTAAAAATAGCAGATGTCTTGACTCGTTATAAAGAGTGGAAGAAAGCAATGCCAGGAGTGACCGAAATGAAGAAAGCCATGATTATAGAACGAATGAAATCCATTTCTGCTCGTGGCTCTACTGAGGTAGAATTCAAAGGAGTACGTCTTCGAGAAGAATTAGAAGATATTACTGGTACTGTAATTGCTGCAACAACCCTTTCCCACATTCTTTAATACATTGGAAATATATATTCTAGCATTGAAACAAATATAATATAGCTATCCATATTATCCCACATAGATAAAACAATATAACTCATATATCCACCACCTATACCACCAAATAGTATAAGCATCGCTAGTCCTGAATACAAGACTCCAGGTGATATCGAGTTTTTATATCGTAAATATAATACGATCGATAATACAATATAAAATAAAGAATTAAAAAATAGAAAACCGATAATAATACCAGTTCGTGAATTTATTGTTCCAAATGGTCCTGTGTTGGATAATTGTGGATCTGCTGAAATAGATGCATTGACTGTTTGTTCACCACTTGTGATTGTTTGTTTCAGTGTTTCATTTTGCTGGGATGTTGCATTTAATTGTGTTTGTAAAATTGATTTATAATTTTTCAAAGGTTGTGTTGCAGCCATCAATGCTTTTGTACTTGTAAGAAGTGCTGTATATGATGCAAGTTTTTCATTCAATTGTGATTTCAATGTATCTGCAACGATTTGACGCTGTGTTTGAGGATCTGGAATAGATTGCAAGATTTGATCTGGAGCAGAATACTGCGATGGATTCTCCTTAGAACATTTTTCATATTCACTTGTTGTATTTGCCATAGTAATTTTTGCAGCAGTATAATTATTTTTAGCAATTGTGCAAGGTGGTACTGCTGATGCTGATGCTTGTTCATTTTGTTGTGCAAGAATTTTTTTCATTTGTTCCATAACTCCTATTTAGTAGACTTAAAATTAAGTAGATGCTGGAGGGGGAAGAGGAGAAGGAGTAGGGCAGGAGTTTGTCGGGATCTTACCATTTGTTTGATAGGCAAGTGCTTCAGCATCCAACTCAGTAAATACACTACTTAATTTATTATTTATACTTTCTGCATTTTGTGTTACAATATCGGGAATGAGATTCTTAAGATCTAGGACATAATTTCCTTGTGCATCGCAATGTCCATTGTTTTGTTTAACTCCGCCTTCTTCAGCAGGAAAGATACGTCGATTCCAGAGGCGGGTATCTCGTGTAGCATGAGTATAATTCCAACGAGTATAAATGACATATGCAACAATTAAAAGTAGAATTACAGAAAGAGTTCCTGCAGTTGCACTCGATATAAATCCTTGTTTGGATAAGAAAAGAAATACACAAAGAATAAGTACACTCATAAATAAGATTTGTAAAAGAAAGAGTGTTTCGAGTTTATTATTATATGCCCACTCGTTAATTTCGTATTGACGCCTTGTTAACTTTTTATCTGAATCGATACCAGCTTCATATTTTGTGTTGATATCGTGTATAACTGTCTGTAATTTATTAACATCGGAAGATCGTGTTTTATAAAGCTGTGCATTATGATCCATATCCATGTATCGACCGGTATCCACAAATGTTTTCTGAAATGCATCATGTTTTCGTTGCAATGTTTCGTTCATGAGTTTATCAACATTCTGTTTTACATATGCTTGATACGAAGCAGGATCGGATTGAATATCTTGAGAAAATCCAATCTGTTGCAGTTCTTGAGCAGTCAACACATTCTGTTGAGCAGAATTCATCTCTTCTACTAGAGTGATCGACTTACAAAAAAGATCATTCCAATCGCTGCAATGTTTAACGCAATATATAATCCAATTTGATTTGAGATAGCATTGTTTTTCTCTTTTGAATACTCTACCATCCTAGTTTGTGTTAGTACAGTTCGATCATCTTTTTTAATGCGATTGTATTGATTCTGAAGATCGGAGAGTTTTTGACTGATATTCTTGTTCCATTTGTTAATAGAATCTTTGTTACTTTCTACATTTTTAGCACGATCTTGTGATAATGAATTCATAATCTCTAACAAACTATTCAATCGAAGATTCAATTGCGTAAGATTTGCAATCTTTGTAGAAGCAGCAGCATTTAAGGATGTATCCGCAGATGTAGCGTCATTTAAATATTCGGAAAGAGCTTGTTTATATTCATTTTCATAGTAACAATATTCTGCTTGAATTTGTGTATAAGATTGTGCGTCCATATTAATTTGTGAGGCTAGGTCTCCAGGAGTTGGATTTATGTAAGAAGGAGAGGATAAAATTCCTTGAGATCGAATGGAGGCAATATAGGATTCTACTTGAGACGCAGGGACACGCCCTGTTGTTGTATCAGGTGTTAGCGATGTTGTTGAAATTCCTTTGCTTGTATCAAATGGAAGAGATGGTGTAGGACATATCATTTCTATTCTTATCTATGAAATTAACCTTTTCGAGTAGCTTGCATGGATTGTGCGCGATTTGTAATCGCAGACATCATCTGATTTGAATTTCCCATGTATGTAAATACCAGGTATGTAATTAAAAAAATACATAGAATTCCAGATAAAATAGTTGCACCCATAAATGTATATTCAATAATATCAATTAATCCTTTTGGCATGGTAATACCATGATAGGTATGACCGGATGGTTCTTTATTTTGAAGATTTGCATGGACAATATCCAGTTTTGTTTGAAGTGTTGATGTTTGTACAGATGCAGTTGATATATTTGATAAGAACATAGATGAAGCATTTGAATCGGCATATTCAGGAGTTGATGTAATTATATTTGATTGAAATGATTGCAATGATTGAATTATATTTGTTAAACCAGATATATTTCCAAGTAGTGCATTTGAATCTCCATTTGTAGTTCCTTGTATATATTTTGTATAATTTGTTTCAAACTGAAGAACATCTGCGGGTGTATCAGGAAATTGTGTTGAAAAAGATGTGGAATCTCCCATTCTAACTATTGTATAGAATTTAAGGAGAACAAATACGATATACTTTATATTCTCCAACTGTAGGAGAAGGACGTGTAATTTCTACAATTTCACCAGGAAGAAGCCCTAAAATACGAGCTTGGACATCGGCGTGATATTTAATATGAGGAAGTTCCATCTTAGATTTTACAAGTAGGGATTCTAGAAGTGCATCCATTTCGTCGGGAAGCACTTTTCGATGAGGAGGAACCATTGCATGTTCACGAGGATTTGACATAAGTTGACGAATATCAAAGAAGCTTACTTGTTGTTTTTTGTGAAGCCATTGTCGAATTGCTGTATCATGAAAGTTTTTATGCAATGGTTCATTCAAGAGAATAATGATTTGATCCGTTTCTGCAATTCCCTCTGGCAAGAGTTTATCAAACTTCTCTTTGTCTGTTAATTTATGACGAACAACTCCCATCCAATATAAAACATGTGCTTTCTTTTCTTCTTTTGAAACTTCTATGCGAAGAAGTTCTAATTCAATCTCGTTTAAAAGAGGGGTTCCTGCTTTTGCAATTAAATCGGTTGGAAGTTCATTTTCAAAGGCTTTTGCATCAAATCCACGTGTTTCAAGAAGATTGCATACGATAGGTCGCGATGCGATGATTTTTGAAAGTGTGCTATTCATCTCTGCTTTACTCACAGAAACTTTGGATTGCCTTAGATCTCAATTTTAGTAGCGAGTCCGAATGGACTCGCTACTAAAATTCTTATCCAATGTTAGTAGCACGTCCGAATGGACTCGCTACTAAAATTCTTATCCAATGTTCGTAGCACGTCCGAATGGACTCGCTACTAAAATTCTTATCCAATGTTAGTAGCACGTCCGAATGGACTCGCTACTAAAATTCTTATCTAATTTTAACATAAAAAAGAGAAAAAGCATATTTGCTTCTCTCCACTAATAATACGTTCCCAAGAACATTTCGATGAATCGATATCCTATCGATGTTCAACGTATATATATAGTTACATTACAGCCTCAGCTGCGATTCTTTCTATATTTAATAAATATGGTTTCAATTTTTATCGAAAAAAGAGAAGAGTGGGGGAGCAAAGCTCCCCCACTCTTCTCTTTTCACGATGAAACATTTCTGAAAGGGAA